ACTAAGTTAATTAATGTTGTTTATATAGCAGAACGACATTGAAAGTTTGAATGGCAGATATTAGTATTATCGAGTTTGCAGTTTACGCCTTTATTGCATATTCAGGTATGCTAATGTTAATCATTTCTACTATTCGTGAAGCACCTCAGACCAAATCACAGTCATTTACCCGTGCCATGTATCTCATTCCCTCAATAGTCTGTGCCTTTTTACTGGCTGGTATGGGTGAAACAGTCGGTTTGTATGACGTTGTAATATCAGGTGTCGAACAAGGACAGTCAACAACACTTAATGAAACATTTGTAATAACCTTAATCAATCCGATCTGGATAACCGTCAACTTTATGTTGGCAGTAATAATGTTGTTCCACTTTATCATGCAGACTTTACAGTTGTTATTGTTTAGAGAATAAAATTAATCTTCAACAAGCCAAGCCCATTCAGGTCTTTCTTGATATTCACTGTCAGGCATTAATACTATTTCCTCTGAGTAACATGATAGTCCAGATGGATATTAGTATAATGTAAACCATTGAGATACCAGCTACAAAGATTAATGGTATTGCCAAGTATGCGAGAAGGTTAAACACATACGTTCCAGTCATAACTTGAAATATTAAATACACCAAATTTGCGGCTGTCGAAATTGGGTTATCCGTAACTGAAATATCATTAGCCATTGTTAACTGCATACGGGCAGTCTGATATGACAGACTTGAAAATGTTGAATTGGTTCCAGTTATCCATTCGTAAGGTGTGTCCGTGTTTGCTGGATCATTACTCGCCAAGCCACAAGCCAGTTCACTTGTAAAAGTCTGATTTCCATAACCACCAATTAACTGATAGTTAGAATCGTAACACCCAGCGAATGTGTCAGAGTTTGTATTGATTGCAGTTCTCATACTGTCACCAGTAAAGCCCCCTGTGTCTGCACTAAAGGCTTTCATCTCAGCACCTAACGGATCACCTAGCACAGCCTGTGTTCCTAAAAATGCGAATGAAGCAACGTACGCAAGTATGATGATAACTATGGGTGTGTCCATTATCTATTCCTTGTAATTCCCCAGCCTAAGAATATTACTAATGCGATTACACCTACGAGTACAGTTGGAAGGGATATAATTCCAAAGAATGACAATGCAAACACCATACTTGCAGATAATAGTACACCAACTATTGGACTCAATCTGTTAAAGCCAACCATTGAAATTAGTATAACAAACAGTCCAACAATATCTAATGCACCGAATGATCCATCAGTTCCATAGTCACCAGTCTGGAAGGCTTGAATCTGTGTAACTAATGGAATACTTGGCATACCAGTTGCAAGATTGGTCTGTGTCATAATGTATTTTGCAGAAACGCCATCATCTTGTTGACTTTGCTGAGGTGCACATTCTACTTCAATTACCTCGTTGTCAATGTCTTGGAATTGGAATCCTATAACCTGTTGGTTTGCGTCAGCAGAATTTACTACTGCTGTCATATCTTCACCTTCAACATATTGTTCTGTCTTTTGTGCGAACTTGTAATCCACATCACAGGTCATACTATCCCACCATGAAGGATAACCGACTTGTAACGTGTCAACATCAGTGAAAGTTCCATTCACTGCTATATTCTGAGTTTCTCTTTGGAACTCTATAACATTGACTGTCTGCTCATTTACCGAGTCAATATCAAACCACTGCATACCACCTTGTGCTGGATCGTATGCCACAATGGAATTGTCAATACCAGTTGTTGCATTGACTAGGTTACTGAATCCAGAGTTGCCTAATGGTGAATTGACAGTTACACCGAAAGTATAACTTGTATCATAATTCAAGTTAGGTGCAAAGTTGGAATAGGTGTTGGTTGTAGTTCCAGCACTGGTTGTTGGGTTTGCACTTTGGGCTGGCGTTGAATAATAAACACTGTAAGATGTAATCTGTCCTTGATAATATGCTGGTTCATTCCAGTCAATTACTGCACCAGTTCCAGTTATACCCTGAACTATCATTCCAGTGATTTCAGTTTCAGGCGTTGTAACAATGCTGTTAGAGTCAACTGAGTTTCCTAATGATGAAACAGCCTGAACTTCATACTGGTATGACTGACCAAAGTTGATCGGTGTAAAGTCAGAATGACTTGTTCCAGTTATAGTTGTAAGTGACGAACCATCTCTGAATATTTCATAGCCAGTTATACTTGCGTCACTAGATGGCACAGTCCATGAAAGTGCAGTAGTTCCAGTTGTGAAAGATAGCACTGGTGCGTCTGGAACATTACCAGTCGTAACTGTTGTTGTAACAAAGCCAGTTGACTCGCCAACATTGTTTAATGAATGAATCTTGAAAGTATAGTCTTGGTTCAATGCACTTGGAACTGTATTGACTACGCCCAATGCAGTTGTCGTGTCAACAAGTGTAAATGCACCTGAACCAGTCTGTCTGTAAACGTTATATCCAGTCAATGCACTTCCACCCGTGCTTGTTGGCAAATCCCATGAAACAGTAACGTCATAAGGTGCTGAGTTGATACTTGGTATGACACTACTTGCGTTTAATGGACTGGACGGAACTGAAGCAGTTGTTATACTGTTAGATGGCGACTGTCCACTTGAACCGACAAGGTTAACAGCCGAGAAAGTATAGTACCAAGTTCCAGCACTAGGAACTGTGTCAGTAAAGTCCAAGTCAGTTACGGTTCCTACTGAAGTATAAGTTCCAGTTTCAGTTGCACTTCTGAATATTTCATAGCCAGTAATTATAGAACCACCTGAAGATGGTTCAGTCCAAGAAACTTCAATGTCCAATGGTGATGGGTTTGGATTGTCGATTGCAAGTGAAACAGTGCTAGTTGGCGTTGGTGGAACTGTTGGTGTTGTCGTACTTGTTGTACTACTGAATCCACTGGTTCCATGTGTACTCAAACTCTTTAACTTGTATTCAAAAGTGCCACCCCCACTTGGAACTGTGTCAGGATAACTTGTAACTAAACCAGTCGTATCAATTAATACACCGTCACGATATATTTCAAATCCCGTAAGTGTTCCAGTACCAACGTTAGTTGGACTAGACCATGATACGGTTATATCAAGAGGTGCTGTGTTTGGACTGTTGATTGTACTGCTTACAGAACTTGGTGGATCGGCTGGTGTTCCAGCAAGTCCACTAACGAAAGGTGTAAGGAAATCAGAATCGCCTACTACGTTGGTAGACTTGACTGAGTAATAATATGTGTTGCCACCAACTACTGTATTATCATCATAGTCAGTTGTTACACCGTTAGTAGTTGCAATAGGTGTCAACTCTTTTCCATTCTCATAAACTTGATCAATCTCAGTTGAAGTCAATGCAGTAGAATCGATAAAGTATTCGTCAATCATTCCAGAGATGTTTGTTGTGTAAGGTGCTGGTGAAGAATAACTTGCTTCAAATCCAATATCTTTTGTAGATGTTGCTGGTGTGCTTCCTTGTGTAAATACTGCTCTTTGACCATTAGAATAAACATCACTATCTCTTTGAGTTATTTCAACTGTCCATGCATTATTTGGATTAGTATCGGTTCTTACACCAATTATGTCGTCAGTTTGTAATGTATAACTTCCAGTTGATTCAGTGAATTTTTGAGCTCCAGTTGTTGGATAACTGCCTTGTGGAATTTCGCCTCTAGTTACAGTACCAAAGTTATGTTGTAAGTTTCCAGAACTATCCCAAATACCAAAAGTAAATGTTTCAGTTCCACTACTTCCAGAATTTAATTTGTATAACCAAAATGATAAACTATCAATTTGCTTTCCTATCAAAACATTTCCAGAAGTTATCTGTTGTCCAATAACATAATTTGCACCAACTTGTTGTTCAAAATGAGCTACATCATTTACGTTTGTATTTGATTCACTTCCACTTGTACCAGCATTAGAACCCAAACTTGTAGTGTCAGTATTTGTTGCTTCACTCACACCGTTCTGATATATTTCCCAGTCATTTCCATCTCTAACAAAAGTGTAATGCTGTGGACTTGAAGTGTTATCGTCTAAACCTGTGGCTGAGATGATTGTGTTAGAATCTACTATCTGAACTTCATAAACATTTGTTAGAAAA